TGGACTCCCAATAAACATTTACAAAATAAAAAAACTCTTAAACAAGGTAAAAGTTATCCAGGTAATGAACATATGGGAGCTTTTGGTTGTGATAGTTATGATATATCTGGAGTGGTTGGTGGAGGAGGATCTAATGGAGCATTACATGGCATGACCAAGTTTCATATGGATGAAGGCCCTACTAATGAATTTTTTTTAGAATACATAGCTAGACCACAAACTGCTGAAATATTTTTTGAAGATGTTTTAATGGCTTGTGTGTTTTATGGTATGCCCATACTTATAGAAAACAATAAGCCTAGATTATTATATCATTTTAAAAATAGAGGATATAGGGGTTACTCTATGAACAGACCTGATCGTGTATACAACAAATTATCTGGTTCAGAAAAAGAGTTAGGAGGTATTCCTAATTCAAGTGAAGATATAAAACAAGCACATGCAGCTGCAATAGAATCTTATATAGAAAAACATGTTGGATTAGATTTTTTAGGAGATTTTAGAGATTCAGATACGATGGGTTCAATGTATTTTACTAGAACTTTAGAAGACTGGGCTAGGTTTAATATTAACAACAGAACTAAGTTTGATGCATCAATAAGTTCTGGTTTAGCAGTAATGGCTAATCAGAAATCACTTTACCAGCCCATTAAAAATAAATCAAAAATAAAACTTAACTTTGCAAGATATGACAACAAGGGAAGTTATAGCCAAATTATAAGATAAATGGAGGACGTTAAAATCTCAATAAACCCTCAAGGGTTCCCAAGCCAGTTTGTATCGGATTCAGTAAAAAAGAAATTTGAATTTGGATTGCAAATAGGTCAAGCCATACAATACGAATGGTTTAGAAAAGATGGAGGTCAAAGTCGATTTTACAATCAATGGGCTGATTTTCACAGACTTCGTTTATATGCGAGAGGTGAGCAGTCAATTCAAAAATATAAAAACGAATTTTCAATAGATGGAGATCTAAGTTATTTAAATTTAGATTGGACTCCTGTTCCGATTGTGCCCAAATTTGTAGACATCGTAGTAAACGGAATGGCCGACAGATTGTTTAAGGTAAAAGCTTATGCGCAAGACGGAATGTCTTTAGACAAAAGAAGTAAATATCAAGAAGAACTTGAAAAAGATATGTTAGCAAAACCTATCATGAAACAGGTTCAACGCGATTTTGGTGTAAATACTTTTAGAATGAGTGAAGAAGAAGTTCCTGAAAACAACGAGGAACTTGCTTTACATATGCAGATTAAATACAAACCAGCTATAGAAATTGCTGAAGAAGAAGCAATTAATACTGTTTTGTCTGAAAATAGATATAACGAAATACAAAAACAAATGTATTATGATCAAACGGTTCTAGGTATATCTATGTGTAAACATTCTTTTAAACCTGGTTCTGGAATTGCAATAGAATATGTAGATCCTGCAAATGTTGTTTATAGTTATACAGAAGATCCGTTTTTTAAAGATTGTTTTTATTGGGGTGAAATTAAAACTTTGCCAATTATTGAATTAAAAAAAATAGATACTAGTTTGACAAGATCAGATATGGATGAAATATCTAAATACAGTCAAAGTTGGTACGACTATAATAATACTGCTCAATATTACAATAACAGTTTATTTAGTAGAGATAGTGCTACAGTTTTATTTTTTAATTACAAAACCACAAACACTTTTACTTATAAGAAAAAAATTAATGCAGTTGGTGGTGAAAAAGTAATAGAAAAAGATGACACATTCGATCCTAGTATGGAAATGCAGGAAGAAGGTAACTATGAAAAAATAAGTAAAACTATAGATGTTTGGTATGAGGGAGTAATGGTTATGGGAACTAATATTTTACTTAAATGGGAAATGGCAGAAAACATGGCACGACCAGCTTCTGCATCTCAAGAAGTTTACCCAGAATTTATAGCAGCAGCTCCAAGAATGTATAAAGGTGTATTAGAGTCATTAGTGAGAAGAATGATTACATTTGCAGATTTAATACAAATTACTCATTTAAAATTACAACAAATAATATCAAGACTTGTTCCTGATGGTGTTTTTATTGATGCTGATGGATTAAATGAAGTAGATTTAGGAACAGGGCAAGCATATAATCCTGAAGACGCACTGCGAATGTTTTTTCAAACAGGTAGTGTTATTGGTAGGAGTTATACACAAGACGGAGATTATAATCAAGCAAAAGTTCCTATTCAACAATTAAATAGCAGTTCAGGACAAGGAAAAATACAAAGTTTAGTTGGCACTTACAATCATTACATGCAAATGTTAAGAGATGTAACAGGCTTAAACGAAGCAAGAGATGGAGCAACACCTGACACATATGCTTTAGTTGGGTTGCAAAAATTAGCAGCTTTAAGCAGTAATACTGCTACTAGACATGTTTTAAACGCAGGCATAGGTGTAACTGAAAGATTGTGTACGGCTTTATCAACTAGAATTGCTGATTTAATAGAATATGCAGATTTTAGAGAAGAGTTTGTAAATCAAGTAGGTAAATTTAATGTAGGTATTTTGGAAGAGATATCTCAATTATATTTAAGTGATTTTGGAATATTTATTGAAGTTACTCCAGATGAGGAACAAGAAAAATTATTGGAGCAAAATATTCAAATGGCATTATCTAAAAACGATATTAATTTAGAAGATGCAATTGATATTAGAGAAATTAGAAATATTAAGTTAGCTAATCAAATGCTTAAAGTTAGAAGAAAAGCAAAGCAAGATCAGGAACAACAAAACAAACAAGCTGCAGCTCAACAACAAGCACAAATTAATCAACAGTCTCAACAAATGGCAGCTCAAATGGCTATGCAAAAGCTTCAAATGGAAACTCAAGCATCTATGCAAATTGAACAAGGGAAAGCTCAATATTCTATTGAAAGAATGAAAGGTGAGGCAGCGATTAAATCTGAACTTATGAAGTTAGAGTTTAACTTACAAATGCAACTTCAAGGTGTTCAACAAGAAGGGTTAAAAACAAGAGAAGAAAAAAGAGAAAAAGCTAAAGCTGGTAGAATATCACAAGCTAATACTGAACAGTCAAAATTAATAGAACAACGTAAAAACAATTTACCACCTGTTACTTTTGAATCAAATGAAGATAGTTTAGATGGTTTTGATTTAGCTGAGTTTGAGCCAAGATAAGCCTTAAAAAATTAATTAAATATAATAGTAACTTTGTAAAAATAAAATCAAATGGAATTTAAAGTAAAAGAAGTAAATCCAATTGCAGAGAAGTCTGTGCAGGAAGTAGAAGAAAAACTACTTAAAAAACATGATGAAGAATTATCTGGAGATAATCAAACATCTGCGGAGGTTGTTGAAGAGCAAACTGCAGAACTAAGTGCCGATGAAAAGTCGGAAGTTGAACGTCCAACTTTAAAAGACGAAGACGTTCTTTCATATATTAAAAATAGATATAATAAAGACATAGATTCAGTCGATGATTTGTTTGCAGAAAAAGAAAACAAACAAGATTTACCTGAGGAAGTGTCTAAGTATTTAGAGTTTAAAAAGAAAACAGGTAGAGGTTTTGATGATTTTGTTAAAGTAAATAAAAACTATGATAACATTTCAGATGAACAACTATTAAAAGAGTACTATTCTTTAACTGAATCTGATTTAGATAATGAGGATATTCAATATTTGATGGACGATAAGTTCGGATATGATGAAGATCTTGATGATAAAAATGATATTAAGAAAAAGAGTATTGCAAAAAAACGAGAAATTTCTAAAGCTAAAAACTATTTAAATGAGCTAAAGGAAAATTACAAAGTTCCTCTTGAGTCAAGTGGGAGCTCTATTCCTAAAGAAACTTTAAATGAGTTGGAAAGTTATAAGAAATTAATCAATCAATCTAAGACCGCCCAAGAAGTTAACCAGAGAAAGAATGATTACTTTTTGAAGCAAACTGATAAAGTTTTTGATTCCGAGTTCAAAGGTTTTGAGTTCAATGTAGGAGATAAAAAAATATCGTACGCATATGGTGATTCTTTAGAAATGAAGTCTAAACAAAAAGACCTTAATAATTTTGTTAAAGATTATGTAGGTGATGATGGTTTAATCAAAGACGCTAAAGGATGGCATAGAGCACTTAGTGCAGCTATGAATCCTGAAAAATTTGCTCAGTATTTTTACGAGCAAGGCAAGGCAGATGCTATTGGAGATGTTTCGAAGAAAAGTAAAAACATCAACATGAATGTAAGGCAAACACCTCAAGCAATAGGCGACACAGGATTTAAAGCAAGACAAGTTTCTGATACAAGTGGAAAAGGATTGAAAATTAGAAGTAAAAGAAAATAAGTTAAAAATTAAAAAATTATTATTATGGCAGTAGATGCAGTACCTGGGTTTGACTTACAACCAAGTTCGGAACAGGTTTTATTACAGACAAACTACATTACCAATTTTGATTTCTTAAATCAGTATCTTCCAGATACATATGAAAAAGAATTTGAAAGATATGGTAATCGTACAGTAGCATCATTCTTAAGAATGGTAGGCGCTGAAATGCCTTCTAATTCTGACCTTATTAAATGGGCAGAACAAGGAAGATTACACACTAAATATGTTAGTGTAACATCAGCACAGGCAGCAGGTTCAAATACAGCAACACTTACAATTGCAGATGCTTTAGTACCTGGTACTGGACAAATTGCAATTCGTGTTGGACAAACAATTATGTTATCTGATAACACAGCAGGTTCAGTATTAAGTAACAAAGCTATTGTAACAGCAGTGCCTACAGCAGCGCCAGGGACAATAGATGTAGCTTTTTATGAAGCAGGAGGTCAAGCAATGGCTGGTGGAGCAGGAGCAGTTACATGTTCGTTATTTATTTATGGTTCAGAATTTCAAAAAGGTTCTATCGGTATGCAAGGTCAACTTGAAGCTGATGATTTCATATTTGAAAACTCTCCAATTATCATTAAAGACCGTTACGCAGTATCTGGTTCTGACATGGCTCAAATTGGATGGATTGAAGTAACGACTGAAAATGGTGCAACAGGTTTCTTGTGGTACTTAAAATCAGAACATGAAACTAGACTTCGTTTTGAAGACTACTTAGAAACAGCAATGGTTGAAGCAGTACCTGCAGCAGCAGGATCTGGAGCAGCAGCAGTTGTTGAAGGAGTAGCTAGTGGTGTTGGTAACAAAGGTTCAGAAGGACTTTTCTATGTTGTTGAAGACAGAGGAAATGTATGGAGTGCTGGAAACCCAACAACTCTTGCAGACTTTGATGCAATCATTCAAAGACTAGACAAGCAAGGATCAATTGAAGAAAATGTAATTTTCTTAAACAGACAATTTGGATTTGATATTGATGACATGTTAGCTGGACTTAATGGTTCTGCTCAATTAGCCGCTGATGGTACGTCTTATGGTTTATTTGACAATGACAAGGATATGGCTCTTAATTTAGGATTCACAGGATTCCGTAGAGGTTATGACTTTTACAAGTCTGACTGGAAATACCTTAATGATCCTACTATGAGAGGTGATATTGTTGGTGGAGCTATAAATGGAATTTTAGTTCCTGCAGGTTCAACTACAGTATATGATCAAGTACTTGGCAAAAATGCTAAGAGACCATTCTTACACGTTCGTTATAGAGCTTCTGAAACAGAAGATAGACGTTATAAGACTTGGATTACAGGTTCAGCAGGTGGAGCAGCTACTTCTAGCTTAGATGCTATGGAAGTAAACTTCTTATCTGAAAGAGCTTTATGTACTTTAGGTGCAAACAACTTCTTTATCTTTAAATAAGATAAGAGTATAATTATGTAGTAGTTGCCCTCGTTGAAATTACGAGGGTAATTATTACTTTTATTAAAATTAAATTTAAATCAAATGAAAAAAAACAAAAAAGCTTTTGTTGATAAAAGCTATAAACTTACCAGAGATAAAGCTCCATTGAGCTATACAATTCCTTCAAGGAATACTAAAAGAAGATCCTTATTATATTTTGATGATGAAACAGGTCAAAATAGAGCATTACGTTATGCTAGAAATCAAAAAAGTGTTTTTGAAGATGAGCAAGACGGAAATGTAATATTAGAACCTATTGTTTTTGAAGATGGATTTTTAACAGTAAATAAACAAAACCAGATCCTGCAAGAATTTTTAAACTATCACCCTGCTAATGGAACAGAGTTTGTTGAAGTTGATAAAGAAAAAGATGCTTCAATTGAAGTTGATGATTTGGATTTAGCTTTAGAATCACAGTTATTAGCAAAAGAACTTGATATTGAAATGTTGGAAACTATAGCTAGAGTAGTTATAGGTTTGAATATAAATAAAATGTCTTCCGCAGAATTAAAAAGAGATGTTAGAATGTTCGCTAAAAGATACCCTGAAGATTTTATGGAATCTTTAAACGATCCTTTATTGTCTCTTCAAAATAAATGTGCTAAGTTTTTTGGCGAAGGATTATTAATGTTAAAAAACAACAAAGATGTTTATTACAACTTAAAAGGTAATAAAAAGAAGCTTATGACTGTTCCTTATGGAGAAGATCCTCTATTTATATTAGCATCATTTTTACAGAGTGATGAAGGCATAGAAGTCTTAAGAATACTAGAATCAAAACTAGATTAACAATAGAGGCCTCAAAAAAAGAGGCCTCTTTTTTTTTCTTATCTTTGTAGAAAGAAAAACAACGAATGGCATCACTTATAAATACAGTCAGAGCTACTGTGCTTTCTATTGCTAATAAGAATAACTTTGGGTATATAACTCCTAATGATTTTAACTTGTATGCAAAACAAGCGCAATTAGATATTTTTGAAGATTATTTTTATCAATATAATTCTCAAATAGTAAAACAAAATGCAAGAATATCTGGTAGCGACTATGCAGATATAGTTAAGAATTTAGAGGAAGTAATTAATATTTTTTCTGAACAACAAATACTACAACCTGTTCAATTATCAAGTTATACTTTATCTCCTCCAAATGTATATACATCTACGTTTAGTGTTCCAACATTAAATACAACTGGATCAGATTATTATTTATTAAATAAAATATTATTACTAACTAAGTATTTAGTTAAGCAAAGTACTAATACTTCCTCTCTAGCTGTAGGAAATATTTTAACAGACACTACAAAAGATTTTTATAGATTAGGTGTTCAGCCTGGTGATTTGGTTATAAACCTAACAACAGGACAAACAGCTTATGTAACAGACATAAGTGTAAATTACGTTAACCCTATAAATGCTATTCAATTATCATCTGGTATTTTCCCAGCCTCTAACACTCCATATAATATATTTAGTTTAAGAAGTGGTATGAATGAGTGCGAGAAAGTTACTCAATCAAAAATAACAATGTTAAATCAATCGTCTTTAACAACACCAACTGAATCATTCCCAGCATATAGTCAAGACAATAGAACTATTCAAATATATCCTAAAAATTTTGAGTTTGGATATGAAAACATGAATACATCTACTAACAACACTGATGGATATTATGGGAGAATATTTTGTCAATATATAAGATATCCTAAAATACCTAATTGGACATATGTTCAATTTGGCGGTGGAGAACCTTCTTTTGATGAAACTGCTGCTGATTATCAAAATTTTGAATTACCAGATTCAGACGAAACAAATTTAATTAATAAGATTTTACAATATGCTGGAGTTTCAATTAGAGACGCTCAAGTTGCTGGATTTGGAAAAGCAGAAGAAATGGAAGCTAACAAACAAGAAGGACAATAATTATGGCATATATAAACGACTACACTTATTACGAAAACAATGGAGACTTTAATAGCGAAAGCGCTAATTGGGGCTCTTATCAATTTGTTCCAATAGATGATATTGTAAATAATTTTATGCTAATGTATGTTGGCAATGATAAATTAATTAATAATTCTGAAAGATACAATATACTTTTTCATGCAAAAAGATCAATACAAGAATTAAATTATGACTCTTTAAAAGAAATTAAAATATTAGAATTAGAAGTTTGCGATACTTTAAGATTTGTTATGCCGCCTGATTTTGTAAACTGGGTAAGACTTTCAATGTATAAAAATGGAACATTATTTCCTTTGTCTGAAAACATTCAAACAAATTGGAGTAATGCTTATTTACAAGACAATAATTGTAGAATATTATTTGATGATAAAGGAAATATACTAAAGCCATCTACATCAACAATTGACTTACAAAGAATAACAGGTGGGAAAAAATCTATTTATCTTAATGAACAAAGTCCTTATGATGGACAAGAAGGTTATTTTTATAATGGCTTATGGTATTTTGAATATCCAGTGGGAGGTAGATATGGATTAAATACAGAAACAGCCAATCAAAATCCTACATTTAGTATTAACCGAAAAGGTGGCGTAATTAATTTTAGTTCTGACATGGCAGGAGAACTTTGTATTTTAGAGTATGTTTCAGATGGAATGGAAAAAGGCAATGATTCTCAAGTAAGTGTAAATAAACTTTTTGAAGAGTTTATATATGCTTCTATGAAGTACAATATATTAAATAGTAAAATTGGAATTCAAGAGTATATAGTAAATAGGCTTAGAAAAGAGAAAACAGCGCTTTTAAGAAACGCAAAATTAAGATTGAGTAATATACACCCTGGTAGATTATTAATGAATCTAAGAGGTCAAAATAAATGGATAAAGTAATATGCCTAAAATTTCAAAAAACTTTATAAAAGGAAGAATGAATAAAGGCGTTGATGAACGTCTTGTTCCGCAGGGAGAATATATTGATGCTTTAAACATACGTTTAGGTTCTACAGAAGGCACAGAAATAGGCGCAGTAGAAAACTCTAAGGGAAATGAACTTTTAGTTGAACTTGAATTTGAAAACTCACCTCTTAGCTCTGAAGCTAAATGTATAGGAGCATTTGAAGATGGTGGAAATGAAACCATGTATTGGTTTGTTAATGATCCAGCTAACACAGTTTCTTCCACTGGAGTAGTTGACATGATTGTTTCTTACAATACAAGAACATTTGTTTTAATTTATCATGTTATTTCTACGTCAATATTAAATTTTGACAAAGACTATTTAATTAATGGTATAAATCTTATTGGTGATTTATTATTTTTTACTGACAATTTAAATCCTCCTAGAAAAATAAATACTACCAGAAATTATTCATTGCCAACAGCAGCAGGAGATACTTTAACCGAACAAGATATAGGAGTTGTTTTAGCTCCACCTTTAAATGCTCCAAAAATAGAACAATACAAAGTAGGTGGAGGTGAAAATTATTTAGAAGAAATTTTAATTAGTTTCGCTTATAGATGGCAGTATGAAGATGGAGAATACTCTGCTATGTCTCCTTTTAGCAGATATGCATTTACTCCAGGCCCTTTTCAATTTGATTACAGCAATTACAATCAAGAGGGAATGAGAAATATTTTTAACACAGTAGATATAATTTTTAATACTGGAGGTAAAAACGTTAAAGATTTAGATGTTATTTTTAAATTTAGCACAAGCCAAAGTGTTAATGTAATAGAAAGATTTAACAAGGTTAATGAAGGTTGGTTAGATAATACCGAACAATCAATAAGTTTTAATAACAAAAAAATATATACTACTTTACCAGAAGCGCAACTATTAAGGCTTTTTGATAATGTACCATTAAAATCTCAAGCTCAAACAATAATGGGTAATAGATTAATGTATGGAAATTATGTTGATGGATATGATATTGTAGATGAAAACGACAAAGACATATATTTAGATTACGATTTAGAATTAATTAGCGAATCATTAACTGCTGATGAAATAACTGGAACTCTTAGTAATTTTACATATAGTATAGATATTTCTAATGTAGTTATAAATGCTACAGCAACTATTGATTTTGGTGGAGATAATATTATATTAGAAGAAGGTGCTCAAATAGGTGTAGATTTTAATTTCACAAGCGCTGGTTTTACAGGAGATGCTACTTATAGTGATGGTACAGAGCCTGCGAATGAATTTGTAGAAACATTTTTATTTGTTTTACAACAAGATTATTCAAGTGTTTTTGAAATGGCAACGAGTGCAGAATTTATTTCTGCGGTACAAGATTTTGTTCCTGTTGTAGACAACCCATGTTTATTTCCTGCAGGCTTAGAAAATGAAGGAACATCTCTTACAGATTTATTTATTTGTGGATCAGTTTCTAAAAACACATGGGAAAAAGTTGGGTTTGGACTTAC